AAATTACTGCCTTTTATATAATCTTCTGGATCTAAAATAAAATATTCATCTGACTGTGCAGATAGATTACGGCAAGGATGATACCTTTCTTTCCCTCTAATATTTAATAATAAACCACAACATTCTTTAGGATCTTGGTCTTTCGCATGAGCAAGAGCAGCTTCTTTCCAATTCATCCGTTAAACGTGCCAATAGAAGGAAAATCTGATCTGGTACATTGTCTTTTTGGCGCTCTGATACCTGCAAGATCGAATACTGAAGCTAATTCAAATTGAACTATTTCTCTATTTTCTGTTGATTTTCTGTCTATTTTATAGATTTCCTGTGGAAACTCTGCTGTTGCATCAGGTGTTCCATAAGGATTTACATTGCTAGGAAAATTAACAGCATCAATAAACCTTGCAAGAGTTCTTATTCTAGTAACAGTCGCACCTGTTAGATCATTACCTGTTGTTGTCGCATTTACATTTAATAAAATCGCTGTAATGGTTCCAAGTGCATTACTGACAGTTAATGTAGGTCTAGGTAATTGACCTTTACCATATTGAAACCCTTCTGCTTGTATTGGAAATCTTTGATATGTATTACCAGCCCAGACTATTTCTCCATTATCTTTTAAAGATGAGCCATTATGAAATCTATAAACAGTAGTAGCACCATGCAAACTATTATCAAGTTGTAAGGTAAAAAGTTCTATTATTGCTGACGGATTTATATTCTGAAGATTGCTAACAATAGCAGTACTGCTCATGGTTCAAACACCTCTCTAAATGTTGCATTTATTGTTGCTCTATTGTTATATGGTATAGATTTTGACCAACCTTCGCAAACAAATTGACTTGCACCAGATAAAGTAATCGAAACATTCCCACTGTTGGTAGCACTGGCAGCAGCCGTAACAACAAAGACATTTGAATCCGTTACCGTAGCGACAAGGAACGTACCATCAGTTGCCGATCCAGAAGTGTAATCAATAGTAAGTTCATCTCCTACAGCTACACCATGACTTGAAATCGTAATTGTTACTGTAGTACCTGATTGAGAATAAGTTCCTGTCTTTGTAAACCCTTCTCCTGGTGGAGTAAAAGTAAAGCTGGCACTATCATTTGCACGACTATCAAGGAATCCTTCTATGGTGTCTGCATCTGTTTCTGATACGTTGAATGTAAGGTTGTATGTCTTAGGATTTTGATGACTAGCCAACCCAAATAATATTCTATGCTCGTAACCATCAGCAAAACGAACTGTTCTAGTATTTGGTGCGGATCTTTTTTGTTGTCCGTATGTGGGTGTGATTGATGGAAAAGTAGCCATTATGCAAGTAAACCTCCAGGTCTTTTTTGCTTAATTAATTCTGATTCTATCGCTGCTGACAATGCAATACCCAACTGTTTTCCTTCATCTTCATTTCCTTCTACACTAGAACCAGAAGCATCGACATTAACAACTATATTTGTTGGGCCACTCATACCACCTATTTTGTTATTTGGAATGATCGTACCAGCAGAAGACGGTACAAATAATTCTGGTCCTTTCTCGCCTACTATTGATGGTCTGCCAACAGGAGGTCTACCACCATTAGCAAAACCAATTAAATTACTAAAGATGCCTAAACCAGTGCTTTTTAGTAATGTGTTTATTCCCATTCTTAATAATGAATTTGCTAAGTCGTTAATAATATTTTTAGCGGCTTCTCCTAATGATTTTGTACCGTTTATAGCACCAACTAAAGCATCTGATATTTGACTTCCAATAGTATTACCAATCTCGGCAAAAGAATTTGCAATATCTTTCGTTTCATCATTTAAAGCCTTTGCAGCAGTAGTAGTACCCTCTACTATTTTTTTTGTTTCAATAATTTTGTTTGTTGTCTCTGTTTGTTTTTGATTTCCCTCTTTAATGATTTCTACTTCCTCAAAAGACTTTTGTTTTAACTTTTCTCTTTCAATAAATTGTTCTTTTAATATAGCAGTTTGTTCTTTTAAAAACTTTTTTGCTGCTTTTTCTTCATCAGTAAAAGCAAAACCAGACAGTCTAATATCATCACCGAATTTTAATTTTGTTAATCTAGTTGCTTGGCTTCGAGCATCCATCTCAGCCTTACTAACTGCTCCTAAACCCACCTCACCAACATCTCCAAACCTACTAAATATTTTTTCAATCGCTATCACACCTTTTGTTGCAAGATCCAATGCACCTTTTATTGCTGGTGATAACTGATCTCCAATTGTTCTTGCTAAACTTTCAACTGAATCAACCAAAGTAGATAATTTACCGTTTAGTGTTGTTGCTTGTGCTGAAGCACCCTCAAAGAAAGCACCACCTTTACTTGTAAGATTTATTAAAGCTTGATTTACAGCATCAGCACCTATCTCTCCTTTTCTCATAGCAGAAGCAAAAGCCTCGCCTTGTTTGTTTGTTATTTTTTCTAGTTCAGTTGTTATATCAACTCCTCTTTCTAATAACTGTAGATTCTCTTCTTGTTGTAATTTACCCTTTGCTCTTATCTGACCGAAGGCTGTTGCAATTCCTTGTAGATCAGCGCCAGTAGCACCAGCTACATCAGAAAGTCTTTTTGTTGTGTCAACCAGTTCACTTGTTTCAAATCCAAATGCTTTTAATCTTTTAGTTTGCTCTATTAACTCACTACTTTTAAATGGGGTAACAGCACCAAAATCCTGTAACTCTTTTATAATTTTGTTTGTTTCAGAAAGAGAACCAGTAAGAACTTCTAAACTTTTTCTTTGAGTTTCTATTTCAGCAGCATTAATAAAAACAAATCTTGTAGCTGCTATTGCAGCTAATATTTTTAATAACGGCCCAAGGGATCTATTGAGTGTTCTAAATCCACCACTTGCAACTGTTGCTGCTCTTCCTGAATCTCTTATTGATCTATTTGATTTATTTAATCTATTTTTTAATTTATCTGTACTTCTGCTTAAAGCTTTGGTCTGTTCATTTACTCTCTTCAATGGAGAGATTGCATTTTGAGCATCAACTATTAACTTAACTGTCGATTGTGCCACAAATACAAATAACCTTTATTATATTCTACCTTGATTTTGCCTTTTGACGATTCATTTCTTGTTTTTCTCTTTCATTTTTAATTTCGTAATATGCAGCCCAATGTATTAACTCCTCTTCCGTCATAGATTTTCTTAATTCTTGTACCGATTTTCCTAGTTCTGATGCGAGAAAAAACTCAAAGTTTAACCAGTTATCTCGCCTTATTCGTTTTTTGCTGTATCAAGATCAACCTGGATATCCATCATAAATAGTTCAAGTTCATTTAAAACACTTTCTGGTAAGAATCTTTGTAAGTTTTCAGCATCAGCAGAAGCAAAAGCTTTCGTACCGTCTTCATTCTCTGCAAGTTGACAAAGAAGCCTGGTTGATATTGTTAAAGCATCATCTGTGCCAGCAGCAGCTTGGGCTTGCTTTCTATCAAACCTAGTGAGTGGTGGGAAGAATATTTCTTTTAATATTTCGCCATTAGGGTTTTTTAGTTCATATTTCCTTCTAGCTGTCATTACATCACTAAAAGCTTCAGTGATAAGGTCTACGTTTCTTTTTGTCGCCATATTAAATTGGGGTTGTTATTTAAAATTTACTATATAGCTGAAGTTATTGCACCGTTTGTTATAAATGAGATATTCACTACTTGAATCTCTCCAAGCGTTGCACCATATTCAGCACCTGTA